ACGAATCTGATAAAAAAACCGCTATGCTTTCGGGTGCGGATTTCCGCTTAGTATTAAGGTTTCGACACCTATAAGAAAATACTACTACATCAAATAAGAATATGCAATCATTAGTGCGCTAACTCCCAAGCAAGTTGCTAAAATCAATGCAGCATTCGCTAATTTATTTCCAACTTTATCTGCGCCCTCTTTACTCATTTTTCCACCTACCACCAACGTAATGCTGAGATTAAAGGTGTAACCCCTAGTGCTAATATGGCAAGTGCAATTAAAATAATAGCAATACCAATAGCTATTTTGATAAATGGGCTGGCATAAGTTTCCATTTCTAATCCCTCCTTTGGGTGGATTTTTAACTTTGTTTTGCTATAATTACTCATAATTTATTTAGTCATTCCTATTTAATGATTAAATGAAAAACCCCGACTGTTTGCCGCAATCGGGGTTTGTTGTTTAATTTATTCAACAATAAAAAAGCCTGTTATACTGGCTTTTTCATATATCGTTCACCAAATTCAACTAATCGTGTTAGTAAATAACAAAAAGTTTCATTTGATTTTTCTTGATTTACCTCAACACCAACATGACGACAAATACAAAAAGCGATATGAGCCGCCTCATGCGCTAGAGTTGCCATACTTCCATTAAATACACCAATAAGATAAATGCATTGTCCATTTTTACTTACAAACACTGTTGAACGACCAACTGTATCTGATGAAATACTATCCGATAGCTTTAGATGTTCAAACATTCTTACCCATTCGCTTGTATGTTGGCAAAAATAAACATCGCCTGACTCAAATAATGGAACTTTCATTTTTGGTAGTTTGATACTTTTCATTGAGTTTTTACCTCGCCAGCAGCCCACCGCTTCGCATATTCGCTTGTAAAACATTATTAGCTTCTGTTTTTGCTACATCTTGAATCATTTTTCTTAATTCAACCGTAATTTCAAGCCCTTTACTCGTCTGCTTTTGAGATACATCAGCTTGTACTGGCTCGCCTTTATTAATGACCTGTACATTAATGTTTGCTTGTTGATTTACTGTATTAGATGTTGGCAAATTAACTCCACCACCACTCGCAAAACTTTCTTTTTTGCCGTAATTTAGGTAATTGAGATAATCAACACCTAAGCGGTTTGTGGCTTCTTTGGTCATAACATATTCGCCGCCATGAACGATTCCCATCGGCTCATATTTACCACCAATACCTGTAAATCCTCCTGTATCAAAACCTACTAAGCCACCTCGATAATAAACCAGTCCCCCTCCTGATTTACCTCCTAAAAATGACATATCAAAGCCTAACGCAGTACCTCCTGCTTTTAATGCATTAAAGACGAGCATTTTAATAATCATATTCGTAATATCTCTAATGATTGACTGAGCTAAACTGCGAAAATCAGCTTTACCAGTAAGCACAAAATCAGTTAATGCGTCTGACATGCCATTAAAAGCATTAAGTGTAATTTGTGATACATTACTCATCACATCTTCAATGGATTTTCCGAAATTATAAGCACCTTGCATCATTCCATTAAATGGATTGCTTTTATCCGCTGTTTCTTGCCATTTCTTAAATCCAGCTTCAGCTTTGGCTTTAGTCGCTTGAGCTTCTGACAAATCACCATTTTTACGTAAGAAGTCAATTTCTCTCATCGCTTCTTGATATTGTCTTACTGCTCCAATTTCAGGTGCGTATTTTTCAGCTAATGATTGACGTTCTTTCAAGTAGCGTTCAGTAATAAGTGTCTTGGCTTTTTCGTATTGTTCATGACTTACAACACCCTTGCTTGAATAACGAGTTAATTCTTCTAACGCTCGCTCTTGCTCACGTTGCATTTTAGTTATGCTATCCAAGCTCGCATCTTCTAAAGAGGCGTAAAATCTTCTCCATTTATCAAGTAACTTTTCATGATGCTTATCTAATCCACCTTGCGTTTCTGGTACCGTATTGACACCCGTTTGTGTCAAACTACCTGCGTTTCTATTTGTTGAATGGCTTGCAGCATAACGATCTCCAGCATCAATGAAATATTTTTCAAAATCACTTAAGTAATTATTAGTACTAGTAAAACGATAAAGCTCGGAGAACTGTTGTTTAAGTCTTTTAGCACTGTCAGAAAGTTGTAGTCTCGGTAATTTCAATTCCGTTATAGAGAAATTAAACACATTATCAAGCCCAACGGATGAACCCAGTTTATTAATGAATGAAAACAGTGTTTTTATAGAATCTAAAATGTTATTGATACCGCTTTCGATAATATTAATTAATCCATTGATTGCTGTTTTACCTACGTTCTCAAACGCATCCGGCAAATTATTCCAAATTAATACAACTGATTTATAACCAAAATCATATAAACCAATGTAGCGATTAATTGCTTTCTTGCCCACATCAATGAAATCATCAAATAATTCACTAAATGTTGTTGCAGTGCCACCTAATTTATCACTAACAAACTTTGAAAAATCATCTAATTTATTAGTGACGAAATTAAAACTATCAGAAGCGATTTGCTTAAAATCGCTAAACACTCCTAATGCAACATCTCCCCATGTTGCGTTAAAAGTTGAACCTGTTACTTTTAATTTACTAATAAATTGATCGAATACGTAAACCAATCCAATTACTGCAGCAGATATTGCACCAATCGGGTTCGCTAACATAGCCGCTGTCGCAGTTCTTACTGTTACAGTTAGTCGAGTAAACCCTGCTGATAACAAACCCAACATAGATAAACCGCCTCTAGCTGCTGATAAAACACTAACTGCATTAAATGAAATATAAGCCGCTGTTGCATATAAAGCCGCTTTAGCTAAAGTATCGAAATTCTTAGCTAAAAAAGAAACGCCTTGCGCCAATCCTGTCATTAACCCAGAATTATTAAGTGTTTCATCAAAAAACTTCATAAACGCATTACGCATTTGCGTCATTGCCTGACCAAACGTGATAGGCATTTGGTCGAACTGTTGTGAAATTCGTTGTGAAGCACCAGTCATTGCCTCAAATAAAACTTGAGATGTAATTTTTCCATCAGAAGCAAGTTGTTTGACTTCTGCTCGTGTTTTTCCGAGATATTGCGCAACTACATCAAGAATAATCGGCGCAGATTCAGCAATTGTTCTAAATTCATCGCCTTGTAAACGTCCAGAACCAAGCGCTTGTGATAATTGAAATAACGCTGAGGCTTGTTCTTGAGCGCCTACACCGCCAACTGCCATTGCCTTATTTAAGGTTTCAGTAAACGTTAAAATTCGTTGTTGCGAATAACCGTAATCTCGTAACGCCCTAGCACTCCGAGTGTAAACAGTTGATGTTGCTTCTAAGTCAGCTCGTGTTCGTTGTGCAATATCAAATAATTCACTGTTTACTCTGTTATATTGTTCAATGCTATTTGTTACAAATCTTACTTGAGCAGATAATGCTTTCATTTTATCTGCCATTTGAATAATTTGGGTTATTCCTGCACCTAAAAAACCTAGAGTTAGATAGTTTCTAAATTTATCTATTGTTCTGATGAGTGATTCTGTCGATTTATCCGTTTTAACGGATTGGGCTTCTAATCCCTTTAAATCTCTTGCCGCTTTATCAGATCCAGATGTTGTGATTTTTATTCCAAGTGTTGCAAAATCCGCCATAATTCACTCCTAAGCGACAACTTCCGTAAATGTTGCAGTAATCGTCCCGTAACCATCGTTAATATCTTTATCCCACTCTTCGCACTTAAAACGCCCTTGACTATCCCTGTGTGGCGTCCATAAAAATGCTGTCACACCCATGTGCCGAGTAAGAAAGTTATCAATATCATTTATTTTTTGTTCATCACCACTAAACTTAACGCTATATGTTCGCAAGATATTGTTTATTCCAGTAGCCGACCTTTGTTCGTAACCATCACCAAATTTAACAACATTAACTGATGGCTTCTTATTCATTTTCATGCCATAACTAGGCTGATAATTAAATGTTTCCATCGACACACCCTGTAATAAAAAAAGACCAGTTCTTACTGGTCTTTAACTATTTTTTGATTGTACATTTAGCCAGATTACATCTAGCTGCTTGATTACATCTAACTCCCATTTATCAAGGCAAATATCAGATAAACGACACCACGCTTCAATCTCGCTATAAAGCAATGGATTTATTGACATTCCCATCTGTCTTGAGAGGTTTAATTCAAAGAAATAATCTAAAAGGTAGGCTATGAGTTGATTTGACAGTGTATTATTTAATTCAACTGGCTTTATTCCTGTTTGCTCCCAAACTTGCTCAAGATGTTCTTTAATCGTGAATTCAGAACCTTTTGGCTTACAATTTAGCTCAAACTCTTTTTTTGCATAATCAAGCAGTTCTGTAATCAGGCTTTCAAAAAATTTCCGATTTTTTCTGACTGCTCAATAATTTGACTTGCTAGCCACTTGCAAGAAGATAATAGTTTTCTTGCATTTTCTTCAGTAAATTCAAGTTCTTTACCATCAAACTCCACATTCTCCCAACCTGCAATACGAACTACTGCACTATCAATCGTTTCATCTTCATATTCAGATAATTCTTTTATCTTTGGCTTGCGTGAGCGTAAATTCTCAAATTCTTGCTTTTGCACTTTGCGTAATAAACTAGCTTGATAACGTTTTACTTGATCGCTCTCTGAACTGTACACTTCAATAAACGATCCGACGCCATCTCCAGTTTCAGGGTGTAATACTTCAAATTTGAAAGTGGATGTTTTAGGTACACTTAATTTAGAAAAATCCATTATTTACTCCTATGCTAATGTATCTTGAATAATCATTGTGGTTGGTAATTTTAATACGTCATCTAATGTACTTTCGGCATCATAAACGGCAGGGAACGCATCAAAATTAAAGGTCTGAATAAGGTTTTTAGCACCATCATCTACTTCGATCGACGTTGCTTTAATTCCAGGTAAAATTAACGTGAGGTAATCTGCATTATTTGCACTTTCTGCATCAAGACGTAAAGCTAATGATAAGCTTGTACCATTACGTACTGCATCTATCATAGTCTTATCTTGCAAATACATTGTGAACGAACCGCTTACTGCAATAGTACCGATAAACACATCAGGTGCATATTTAGCGCCTAATACAGGCTCGCTAGATGCATTTAAATCAATATCAATTTTAGCTCCTGTTACTAAGCCAGCTTTTGTGCCATTAACAAGCAGTTGACCGTTTACACCCGCTAATTTAGGCGACTGCACAACTTCAGTTGGACTTGTAAAATAAGCGGTTTCTGTTTCTTCGCCTTTTTGCCCCAAGAAAGTAACGTCAATACTTGCAATGCCGTTCGGTTGAATATCTAAACTAATCTTAGATACACGACAGCCTGTATAAATACGATGCAAATTTAAATCTTCAAACCAATCGTCAATCGTAAATGAATCCGTTGTGTGTCCAGTTGCGGAAACTACCAAAATCTTACCTGCTTTTTCCCCTGTACCTGCGCTTGTTTTTTTGATAATTGGTGCTTTTGCTGTTGTACCGAATGTTCCTCGCAACGCCGCTGATAAAAACATTGACCACTGCCCAGCCGCTAACTCACCATTTAAACTTCCCTCGACTTTTTCAAAACCAGTAATTGAAGGTGATCGTTGCATATTCGCCCTAATTTCTTCACTTGAAAATGATTCAAATGTCGAATTTAAACTGCTTTCAGTTCGAGGAATAATTTTCCCTGATGTTTTTACCGGCTTTTCCCCAAATGTTGCTTCTTTAGCAACAATAATTTTGCGTTTTACGCCTTGTGCGGTAGCCATAGACTCTCCTATAGTTGATATGCTGTATAATTGATCGTGATTGGTAATGCTAATGCGCCATCATTCAAAAAAATACCGCCGATTTGCGGCGGTGAATGAATGACAACTTGAACGTTATTTTGTATTACATTTAAACCATAAAAATGATTGCGTATGCTTTCAGCTCGTTCTGTGATTGCTTGTGTACCTTGATTTGATTCGTAATATAAGGTTACTTGCAAATACCCTGTGTCAGTTGATTTTGGCTTATCGCTAATCACTGTTGTTACGGCGGTAACGGGTTGTAAGTAAACTGTTTGATAAGGCAGTGTAATCTGGCTTTCTACCCCCTCCCATGCAGTATTAAAATCATCAAGTGAAATAAGATGTGTTTGTAATATAGACCGTACTTCCGTAATCATTTACCACCTCTGTGTATTTGCCCAGGCTGCGATTTCTTTAACAGTAATCCTCACCATCCCCTTTGGTGCCTGCGTGGAAAAGCCGTTAATGGTTTTACCTCCACCGGGTTTAGGATATAAACCATATTCAAGCATTGGTGCGTATGATTTATCAGTGGCGATATTAATGGTGTCAGTGAGTAAAGCCGTCGTGATTGCGTTATAATTACCATCAAACGTTGCTGGAAATGTGCCTGTCGATACCGTCCAACTCCGTCTTAACTGTCCTGTATCTACGGGGTTTTTTTCTTTTACTCGATTGTAAGTTTCTAACGCAATTTTTCTGACGATTTGATTAGCTTGTTTTTCGGTCTTGTTAACAAATTTAGATATATCAATACTAAATGTCCCCATTTAACCTACTTTTCTAGCCTGTATTTGGTATAAAATTTCGCTATTAGCGGGCTTAATTGGTTGGCAAGTAATGACTTTCCATAGCTCATTATTTACTTCAATGATAGCGTTAATGGATGGTTTTCCTTCCGCTGTTACGTAAATTACGACATCACCTTGTTGGACCATAACATCACTGCCTTTGCTCGTTCCAACACTCTTATAACTTGGAAAGTCATAATTTAAATTGTCAAATAGGCAATATGCATCATTGTTTGTTACTATGCCACCAGATACACCACCAGTCGCTGGATTGTACTGCCCAGCAGTCTCTTTTTTTACCTTACACTCAACACCAAACTGCTTAATAAGCTTACTTGAAATATTTCTCAAGCTTTTATAAAACTGCGACATTTCACCCCCTCACCAACCTTACTTGACCACTACGCTTATCAAGATAGAGGCCCAATAATGATTTAATATAGGTAAATCTATCTGTCTGATTGGATGTTTGAGATGATTGGTAATTTACAGAGATAGGTCCAACTGAAACGCTAGACATCTTCTGCTCTTCGTTTTGATTCAGTGCTTCTTGTAAAGCTAATTCACATACTGCAAATTTAATGGCTTTAGGTATCGCACCATCTTCACCCCACCCTGTTTTAATACGAGGGAACTGTCTTTGTTGAGTGCTATCTACTTTCTCGCCAAGAAATTGATAATTTATATCGACAAAATCAGATGCACTAACTAGTCGGCGAGCTTTTGTTTCATCATCTAATACAGACCAATCACTATAACTCGACCTTAAGGCATGATACTTGTCCGCTTCTTCAACTGATACATAGCTATCATCGGGTATAAGTAAATTCATAACTTACCTACTTATTTTCTGCTAAAGCGTCCTGTAATAATTTAACTAAATCCTCTTTTTTTGCCTTTTCAGGTATATCAACACCCAATTCAGTTAATTTTGACTTCAATTCATCCACTTTTAATTTAGATAAATCCTCTTGATTATCTTGTTTATTTGCTTCGTTTTTTAAACGACGCATACGATTAAATGCTGCTAATCCCATACAAATGGCCCTATAAAAAAGAAACCGCCCATTACTGAGCGGTTATCATGTTATGCGGTAGTTAATTTATGCTTGAAAGTAACAATACGGATTTGTTTTGGATCGTAAACACGCTCCCAGTTTGTGCCTGTTTGCAAGCCTGCATTGTCAGGTGCTAATCCTGCAGTTCCTGCCCATTTCACGCCACGAGGATGCAAGATAAAGTGGCGACGGTGAATGAGAATATCATCACCTTGCAAGCTATCACGATCAGTTTCAACCGCTACTGGCGGTGCAACCTCACTATAACCTAATGCACCTGCACCAAATAAGTAAGAGGTATAAACGCCACCAGATTGAGGCATACCATCATCAACAATAATGCGTTTCCCCATATAAGTTTGATATAAAATTTCACCATCTTTATCACGAATAGTTTCAATCAAACCTTGTTTAGCAAGGAAAGCAGCCGTTGCTGAGTGAATAGCCACCGCAGTTAAGTTCTCAACCTCATCGCCCAATTTGTAAGCTGCATCAATAAAGGTATTACCGCTAATAACAGCAGCTTCGCCAGTACCACCTGAAATATCATGTTTATTACCATTCATCGTTGATGCTGCAAATACACCCGCTAATGTTGCTAATGTGATACGCTGCATTTCACGACTCCAATATGTTGCTGCCAATTCAGCAACCGCACCAAGCGGATCGTCACCTGATAAAGCTTTCGCTAAATCGTTCGCACCCCACGCTTTACCACGTGCATGTAAGATAGCAACATCCGCTTTCGCAGTGATTTTGTTGATAGATAACGGTGTTGTTTCAGATAAAACTTCTGAATCTCCACTTAAATCTTCCCAGAACGGCATATTAATTAATGCTCCACCGCGTTGTGCGATAAGATTGCCGTTATCTAACGTAGAGATAATACCTGATTGCCATAACGCAGATTTCTCCGTTGTGCGTTGAATTGCGTATGGTGCAAAAATTTCAGGAACAATAACGTCAGCAATACGAGTAGGATTACCCATTTAAATTCTCCTATAATTTGATTCCATGTTTAGCGGCTAATTGTTTCGCTAAAGTTGGGTTGGTTTTTAGTAATTCAGCCTGTTTCGTCATATTCCAATGCTCTTTTGAGAACGGATCTTGATCTGAAACAGAGTTAGTGCCACCACCAGAACCACCACCTGAGTTTCCACTCGCTTTTAGAATGTGTTCTTTGTGCGGATAAGCCATGACAATTTGTTCGATGGCTTCTTCAAAATTGGCTTGTTCGCCTGGACGAATGCGACTAAAAATCACATTACCTAGCATATCTTTTGCAATAATTTTTCCATCTTCGTAAGAAAAATGCTTACCAAAATATGCTTGTACCATATCAACCGGAATATTGAGTTTTTCGGCAATGTATTTAGATCGAGCAAAGGAACCCCCAATCACTTCTTGATTTAGGGCTTGCTTTGTTTGATTAAGCTCAGCATCTTTAGCTGATAATTTCTCTTCATATTGCCTAATAATACCGCTTTTTACCTTCTCCACTTCGCCAGCATCAATTAGCGTTTTATCATCAAGGTTCTTTACAACCTCTAACGCTTTAATTGCTTTGTCAGGATCTCCAATTACCTCAAATTTTTTCAAATCAGCTTCCGCCTTTTCTTTAGCTAATCGGTGTGTTTTGCACTCGTTGTTCAGTTCAGCAATCTTGTTGGTAGCTTGAACCGCATCAAATGCAATCTCTTTACCATCGTCGTGGATATAAACTGGTTTGCCGTCAATAACAACAACGTTCCCGTTTTCATCAAGTTTTAATCGCATGGATTTCCGTCCTTTTAGTTATGTTTCTTCCGAAACGTTAAAAATAAAAACCGCCCATCTCTTCCGAAATAAGCGGTTTGGTAAAAAATAAGCAATAAAAAAGCCCTGACGTGACTATCAAGGCTTCTCTATCAAATTAAAATTCATATTGAGGTGGCTTTTCACCTCTAGCAAGATATTCTTGCTCTGTTTCCCATTGTTCAAAATATTGTTGATTAAATCCCCATTCAACATCATAGCCCAATAGCTCATCAGGTAAATTAATGCCATGCGCTCTTAATACGTGCGCCATATCAGATGGGTTAGTAAATGGATTTTCAACTCTGTACATACTAGGGTAAGCGCCATACTCTTCACCCATTTTATTGTCAGCAGCCCATTTTAAAAAGGTAATGGCTCTTTTATCGCCAGTTAATTCACCTGTTTTACTATCCCAATTAACTTTATTGAACACGATAATACCATCGTTATCATCTTCATCTCTATAATGTACCTGTGGTATGGTAATTGTCACTTTCATTATTTGAATCTCGCTAATAACGATAATCCTAAATAAAATAAATCAGGATCTTTTTCATAAAGTTTCTTAAATCGGTCAATGTTACCACCTAAAATAGACTGAAATGTCATTGTCAGCATTTCTAAAGGTTTCTCGACAAGGACTGTTTTACCATTTGAGTCTATTATTTCTCTATAGTAAATTTTTCCAAAGTATGGATCAATAAAATTATCTTTTTTGGTAATCTCATGTTCACCATATCCTCTAAAAAATTTATTTAGCTTTTCAATTTCGTCAGCACGAGTCCTTGATTGCCAAAATGATTCAAAAAAGCGATCTAATTCAGGCATTACATTTTGTAACCGATGCCCAAACTCATGGATGTGTGTTTCTGTTCTCCAACTCAATGAAGACTTCATATCTACTGTTAAAAAAGAATCGTTTAATTTAACTTTCTTTTTAGCAAAACTAAATCCTGTTTCAGATTTATCTCTCTCTGTTACATTGACATCCTCCCCGCCCTAAAGGACGGGGATTCCTACTAGTGCCCATTGCAAGCAATGGGCTACTCTCGGTGGGTTCTTGTTGCTGACTTCTAATGAAGTTCACTTCACAAGCTCTACGGACATGTCCTGCCCTGATTATGCCGTCATTGAGAGTCTAATAGCGACCTCTGTTAGCAAGGTTAGAATATCATTTTAAGATATTATGTGCAATTGCCTTATATCTCCGCCCTGAAGGACGGAGTTTTACGGCACGAGTCTGATAAACTTCACTTAATGCTTTTAATGTTAATGGTCTGCCAGTCTGATCGAGCATATCTCTAAACGTAATAACACCATCACGCCATAATTGAGCCTTACCCTTACCTAAGATTTCATCTTGTTGCTCAATTGATTTAGTTTTAAGCCAATCCTCATAAGTCATGGAAGATTTAACTTGCCCGTCCATACTTGCTCTCGTGCTTTCTGGTATCTCATCTGCTTTAATACCAAGTTCTTTCCACGATTTAAGCAGTAGTTTTAAATCACTACGGCAGTTTGGGTGAATGGGTGGACGTTGATAAGGTACTTTATGCCCTCCGATTGGCTTATGATGTAAATCCCACGCTAAACCATCTCTTATACGGCAAACTTCTGATGTACGAGTATCTAAAGTGCTGATATGTTGCTCACCTTTTAGAATATCCTCATTTTCATTGCGTAATGCTTCATGAGCGACATCATTAGCTTTCATTACTGCCGTTCTAACTAGTGTTTCAGCTCCTCTACGAGATTTACCCATTAAGTCTTTAACGCTGTTAACTAAATCATTATAACTTCTACCATCCAACACACCTCCGCGGACAATACCGTTAAAGCGGAAAGTTAAATCTTCTCCTTGTTTTTTCCACCACTCTTCAAGTGGAGTTCCAGCAATTAAATCTGCTCCTTTAATTGCTTTAATACGGTAATCAGGAACATGATTAAACAAATCAAATTGCACTGCATCATTGTAGATATTTGCTAACACATCAGCTTGTAATGCAATTAATCCGTTTAAATCCGTTGAAGTGGATTGATGTATATCTTGATAAGTGTCATCTACTAATTCTGCTATCTCTGATAGTAGTTGTTTTAATGCTTTCTGACTTACACTTTCAGTTCCAATTACCGATAAGCGATTTAGCAGCCGTTTTTGTAGGTCATTGAGTCGTTGATAAATCTCTTTGCGCAAATTAGCATCAAAACGAAACAATAAAATTTTGTTGTCCGTTAAACCAATTTCAATTTTCTCATCAACGCTCAAAGTCATTTAAATCACCATTATCTAAGCGAGCTTGCTCATCTTCCCATTCGACATTATCACTAATTAATCCACGTCGTTTTGCCTCATTGAATGCAGTTTGTCTAGAAATAATGCCTGATGTTTGTAACTTGATAATGCTGTCGATTGAGCTTTGTGTGTCAATATCAGTATCAATATTACCTGTAATCTCAACATTGCCCACATTATCAATACTTAGCCATTTACCAACATACTCAAGCACAAGATCTAAGACATCTTCAAAACGATTAGCGTATAAACGTAATTTAGAAATTAATTTATCGTGTTCTTCCTTATTTTGGCTGTCTGTCATGGCAATTTCACTTTTAATCAGCAAACTTGCACCAGCAATTTGGATTTGGCTTTCAAGCGCTTTCAGTGATTCTTGTCCTGCACCGATAGCTGCGCCTGAATGCTCTACATAACGTAAATCTCCATCAATTGGTAAATCAATTAAGCTACCACCCACTTGCACTCGATCCGAATCATCATTTGCACCAAATCTAGCAAGCAATGGTACTCTAGCTGTATTAACAATATTGTCTTGATCTGACTGTGATTGCCAATGTTTAATATTAAGATAGGCTAGCTCCATTAATGGTGGCTCACCTAACATAAACTCACCATTGTTTTTTGTTGAAAAGGCTACAATCGGAATGAAATCAAGTCTTTTACCTGCGATTTTTAACTCAATATCATCAACTAACTCATAATTATCCGTTGCTTTCTGATATTTACGCACGCGGCCAATTTCATAGACGTTGATTTGCTCAATTTCCTCTGTAGTGAACTCATCTTTATCAATAGTAATGGTTTCAACATATCTGAATTGAGTAATTACCTCTCTACCATTCACCCTGCCTGTTTTAAACCCAAGTACGGATTGTGGCTTAATATGAACAAGATATGGTCTTGCACCTGCTCTCAACTCATCAGCAAGCGTTACTGCACCATCTGTTCTTGTATAATCTACTAAGACATAACTAACACCATAGGCTAATGCAGCGTTAAACCACTTTGATGAGAAAACATCTAAGTTATTACCTTTCATATCAACGTCGGGTAAGAAAGTATCAACAAGTTTTGAATTGACGTTTTGTACATCAATTGGCTTGAAAAATACTCGCCCAACCATTTGAGATAATGTTTCATTTAATGCTGGATATAATGTAGAGCGATCTAATCGTCTTTGATAACTCTCTTTATCTTCAAGCGGCATTCTATATAAATAAGCCTCACCAGCTTGTCGCATAGTTTCTGTGCCACCTAATAAATCATCAATAATCTTAGTTTGTTTATGCAGCTTACTAAATTGTGGGCTAATATCTGATACGCTCATAAAATTTCCTAGTAAATATTCAATGAATGTTGGCGTGCTGCACCACGATTCTTAATTAATGGTGCTAACGCATAGCGAATAGCGTCTATGTAGTGGTTGTTCTCATCAATAATGATAGGTAATACATCACCTGTTAATCTGTCTGTTTTGTAGCTATATAACCTAAACTCATTTAGTACAGCTTGGCAGCGAGGATGTATATAAATTGTTTTGTATGATTTTAAATGTGCAATGCCATCTTCAACACTACCAGTCCATTTTTTAACACCCTCTATCTTTGGGAATCCATGCCGTTTTAAATAGCTAATAGATTCTGGTCTTGCACTATCAGCACGAATAATATACTTGTTAATGTCAGGAATTTGAGCGCTCAAAAATGATGTCGTATCATCCAATTCCAACTCTACTTTCCCCGCACAATAATCAATATACAAATCCCCGTTAAACACCCAGCAGCGTACTGCAGCAGTTGGGTCTTTAGCAAAACCAAAATCTAAACCATGATACGGGCCTTTAAAATCAGGCTGTGCAACAAACTCAAATTGTTTAAATTTACCTTTAAAGACTTGAGATTCACTTTCCTCTAAGTAATCACCTTCCCAAATCCAGCGATACGTTGCATCATCAAGACGTTGTTGATCATTCAACCTCTCTCGCTCCAGGACATCAGGAAACCATGGGTTATCGTTATAATTCATTTCAACCACAACTGAGTTTTCAGGTGGATTTTGTCTAAATCTTAAATCTGTAGCTGAACCTCTTTTTTCTGGGTTCCAAGTCACCCAGATTTCGGAACCATCCTCACGCACAGTTGGAATTAATTTACGCCAAGCACGCTCACTTACGGTTTCCCCCTCGTCAATCCAAGCAATTAAAATGCGTGCCTTAGACTTGATACTATCAAGATTATGCCTTAATCCACTAAATACATAAGCAATTCGACCACATTTAGAACAGATATATTTTTCACCAATATCATAAAATGCATTTAAAAATGGAGTTTCACGAATAGCTTGTTTAACCTCTTCCAATGACGATTCTTCAAGTGAGTTCATAAATTCACGCCCACAAAGTATTACTCCAGAAACACCTTTTTTAGCGAATATATAACCACGAATTGCCGTCATTTTAGCGAACGTTCTTGTCTTAGCAGATCCTCGTCCTCCATAAGCACAACGATAACGGTAGTCACCAGAAAAAACAGGAATTAGCTTTGGTGGTATTTGAATATCAACTTTACTCATCTTCAACACTTGGAGCGACTAACTGAATAATTGTTGGTGAAAGTGAGCCATCAGAAGAATTAACATCAATGTGATCTTTAAACATACCTAAATGCTTACCTAATAACTCAAAGGCTTTATTTGCCCCTGTTGGCTCAAATACAAAACACTGATTGTCAACAGCTTGTGTTGTTCCCTCTTGAGCATTTTTAATCACTGTAGTAATAGTTAATGGCTTCTTACCAGTACAGATAGCAAGATACTCTTGCAAGTCAGTTAGAACCTTGTCTTGCGTAATTTCAGTACGCTGTGAACGATTATTTTGCGCTAAAGCAATAGCCTCTTGAATGTCAACATTTGTCAACATTCTATTCCCTATCTGTCTAGCTGTTTTTTCACTATATCCAGCCCTAATAGCTGCTTGAGTTGCGTTTAAATCAATTAAATATTCTTCAATAAATCGTTGTTGCTTATCTGTTAAACCACGACTATGCGTGGATTTAACCCCACTCTTTTTAGTCATGGTTAAAATCCTTAATATTTAGTGTTGCGCATGCTCAGTTTGCCACTCTCTAATCCTATCAATCCGATTCAAACAAATATCGCGCTCACGTTTGAGTATTACTGCGTACTGTGCTACATCTCCATAAGTACGACCATTAAAGTTTGTTTTGTCTAAATAGCTGATTAACACAGCTGGAATTTGAGGTTGAGCGACCGTTACAGGTTTACTTGCGCAAGAACTCAATAATATTACGAGGAGCAACGCTGTTATACGCATCACTTGCTTTGTCATCTGCTGATATGCTTTTGATAACATCATCTGATTTACTCCTTACTTCTGATTCTTGCTTACTTAATTCGAGTGTCAGTTTTTGATTGTTCGCCATATCTGCGTGTAGCTGGATAATCGTTGCACTTTGTGTCGCTATTGTGTCCGACTGTTTAGCAATTTCGTTTTTTAAATCTTTTATCAATTGATATTGATACACGACACTAATAAGTAACAATGCAATGATAGATATCGCATATAGCCATTTGTTCGTTGCTAGCATATCTCACCTGTCAGGATAGGATTTACGACTGAGTTGGAAATGTGGGCCGTCATAAAATGTACGCCAGTCTCCGCCCCATTCAACATCAACACCTAAGCGCTTACCAACTGATTTGATGAGCTCCGCCAATGCTTTAAATTTCGCTTTATTATTCCAGTCAATATCCGTTTTTCCGTTCTCAATTATTACTGGAGCTAAATCAACAGCGTGACCTGTTAAATGGCGACTGTTCATTGTCTTACTTGCACCACTTTTAACAAGTTCTGCTTGTCTTGCTTTACTACGTTTCCCTTCAACAACCATAAAATCGAAATCTGATTCTGAAATGGCTGTTCGTACTACTTTAAGCAAATCTGGATGTACACCAACCAAGCGCATTTCACTCGTTGTTGAAAATTTAAACTTACTCATCTTTTCCTACTTTTGTACTGATAAATCTAAACAAAAACTCACGTATTTTTTCCGCCCCGATAAACCCTAGCATCCCACCCGCAAATACCGCTAAGTTCTCTGGCATCCCTAAAAAATTTAGTAACGACATTCCAGCTAACGTTAATGCGCCACATATCGCACCATCTAACATCCGCTGTCGATACGAACTTTTTTGTCTTAAAAACGCAGCCCGTAACATAGACATAAAAAAAGCCATCACGAAACCCGCAATGGCATTGTAATTTTGTTGGAGATATGCCCAGATAATGAGCCATACTCCAGGATCTTTGTCTGGCATTTTCATTTCTCCACCTCCATTTCAGAGGTAATAAAAAACCCTAGACATTACTGCCTAGGGTTAGAAATCTCTCACTTGGTGAACAATATTTACACAACGCCCACCATTACATGAAATGATAGGACAGTGACCCAAACTTGTCAATAGCAAACTTTGATATTTTTGCGATTTTTAGCGACATTTTTTAAGATAGTAAATCCTTTTACAAGCATTTCATGAATAATAGCAGTTGCTAAATTTAACCGACACTTAACATAACGTGTTACTGTCTTTAAACTTGGCTTTCTTATAGATGGTTTATTCATACAATGTTTCATAAGTCGAGGTTCAATTTCATCAAAAAGCACCACAGATAATCTATTAACAGTCATTTTATCTACATAATGACCATAAACAATAAAGTGCAATTCTTTATCTTGTGTAGTAAAAAATTCATCAATTATTTGACTAATCATCAATCCCTCGTCATCTGTACAAATTGGGTCTGACGGATCTGCAGGAGTTACGCTATCCATTAATCTACCAATGATGTTAACTTGTCTTTTATCTAATCTTCCTGAGCGAATCCAAGCTCCCCATTTACAGAGCCACGCTTTTACCCATTTTTCTTGCTCATTAGTTAGCTGTAAATCACTCAAATACTTCATTACATTAATTCCCTTAATTTAACCACTACCATTCCGCCTTTTACTACACCAACGCTCTTTACTCGATAATCTTTTATGACTCTATTGCTATCCCCTTCAATAATTCCTGATGCTGTAAGTGCGTCAAATAAGGCTTTTTGCAAATTATCTGGATCACGTTCTCGATTGTCTGGGTAATACACATCTATTTGCATTTGTACTGTGCCTGCAATAGGATCAAACTGGTTACAGATATTCAAAACTTTTTGTCTAAACTCTCTCCCTGCTTTTGAGATATAGTGCCGTCCTTGCCGTGTATGTCGCCAGTAATGATTAACACTTGGTGGATATGGCAAGCAGAGTTCTACCCAATCACTCATAGCTTACCCTCCGTTCTTAATATCGCCTGCGTTCGCAATACCCCTTCTGCGTGAGCTAATCGAGCATCTTCATAAGGCATTTGCCGTGTACGGCGATCGATTTCATCGTGGCAGCTACTGCAACACCACGCCCCAAACAGGTCATCAGGCTTCATACCCACTCCATTTAGCCCAGCCATTCTAAAATGTGCTAACACAACAGTTTCAGGATTATGATTACATATTCCAGGCAATCTCACCTGACATTCACGCCCTTTCGCTTCCTTTCTTAAATTAGCCATTATCATCCCTCAAAATATAATCACACCAACACACACCCAAAACACTAAGCAACTCAACATTGATAAGATAAATCCCCAGTTCATTTCCCCTTCCCCTAAAAAAACGCATATAGCTGGTTAATGATGTTTTGATCGGTTGTATTACCGAAAATATGTTTTAAAGCAGCATTAATTAAGGCGTTGTAACATTGCTCAAATTCATCTTGCTCCATATTGCCGTAACTGAGCGATTTCGCTTCAACTCGAACCCGTCCATCTATCGTATAACTCACATCCTTAAAGCCTGCTAACACAGTTAAATGCTTGCGGAATGTGTCAAATTGCTTTCTTTCATCAAAATACTTCCAATCTGTTTTATCCGCTGACCAATGTTCAAAACAAAATTTAAAAAAGGAAAAGACTTTACGGTGAAATTGAGGGTTGCGAGTTCGCTTTACCTCAACTTCGTATATCTCACCATTTTTAAATTTTTGCAGTGCTGGAAGATATATGTCATCTGCTGCAACAAATGTTCCGCCAGTACCTTTAACCATTTCAATAATCATTGGTTATCGCCACTCCAGATTTGCAAAATTATCAATATGGATATGGCGAATAACTTGCCCCATTGCCTTGTGTCTAGGATCGAATATAGCTAAATGATTCCCTCGACAAACATCAGTCCATTTATCTGTTTCTGGATTTAAAAACTTAATTCGCCCACCAACAATAAAGCGTATTTCCGTTGCTTTTTCTGCAACCAGTGAAAACCATTTAGTACTAACATCTACAGGCAAAAACATCACTACTAAGCAATCGTGATTTTCGTATAACTCAACCGCACGTTTTACAAAACTAAGTGGCTCACTGAATGGAGGGTTGATCCAAATGCGTTCGTTTATTAATGGATATGTCAGAAAATCCATCTCTGGTGTAATGTAACGTTCACATTTTGCGTTATGTGGTAATGCTGCCCCGTCAATCGTAAAATTAAATTCATCATTAATTTGATTAAATAGTGATATTGGTGTTGGGTAAGCGTCTTTATCAAAACTCATTTCTTATTCCTCATCGGGCTTAACGCCCAAATCTTTTAAACCAAAGTAGCCACAGGATTTTGTGCGATTAAACCAGGCATACCGTCCCCATTTTTCTGCTTCTTCCCATTTCCCTTCACAGCGGAATCTATCATCAGACCATTCACCAATAAACGCACTCACTGGCTCACCATCCCATAAATCCGTTAAGTCTCCACCACACTTTGGGCAAGTTAATTCAGATACATCTTTATCAAAACTCATTACTAACCTCTCGCCACTAACGCTTTCAAATTAGCCCAACCTTGTTTCACTTTATCTGGATCTAGGTACTCAACTTTAGACGGAATCGACTTTTGAATTTCTGGCAAAATTTCTCCTCTTAGTAATCGTTTTTCCATCTTTTTAAGCTCATCCTTGATTGCAACTTGTAATTGTGGCTCTGTTAATTCACTCAGTTTTATGGCTAAATTTGTTATCAAAATAAATTCTGCTGATGATACAAACTCAAAGTTGTCAACATTTGCAAAGCCACCATAATGACTGAATTTATTTAATCTGTACCTTAATTCCTCTGGGGTTGGTAATCCTAGATTCTTTAGTTGTCCTTGCTTACACCAGTTAATGAATTTTGCTATTGTTGGATAAGGTGCTGTTTCTTCTTTTTTTGCTTTATCTAAAGCAAATCTTATTGGTTCAAAGGACGTAATCCCCTCATTAACCAATGTTTCAAGCCATAGTTTTTTAGCAGTGATGTAGTCTTCATTACTTTTAAATGATTTAACCCAAGCAGGGAAAATAATCTTTAATTCTCTGAACAGTTGATTAATTGCTATAACTGCACCATCAGGAATATCAATCTGTTTTTTAGTATCTCGATTGATAGCATTATTTGCTGTTATCATAGATAAATTTATACTTGATACGTTTTTCATTAAGCACCTCCCCCAACAGAAATCTTTAATCCTATACCCCAGTTAGTATCATCATTAAGACAGACTCCTGATGACTGATTGATAGGTTTTGCTTTTTTTTGAGCAGTTAATGTGTTCCAATGTTTGCGTAATTTTTCTGGACTTAAGATAGTTGCATGCCAAAAATGATGAGCGTTTGCAAATTTGAATACCTCACAAATATCATGATGTGTAAATCCATCAATCTCTCTCATCAATCTGATGCAATTTGCCCATCGAGATAAACTTTCTTTTTTAGTCTTTGGGTTGATCTTTAAAATTAGATCAAGCATCCATTGAGCTGTCCTCATATCATCATCAGAAAATTTAAACTTAGATTCTTTTCTCTCACCGCCGTCCGAATTTTTTTCGGACGAAGATATATGGTTAATTGACTGGTTAATAGAGTGACTGGTTATGGTGCTATCTGCTAGCACACCCCCTATGCTATCTGCTGGCATAGGGGTGCTATCTCCTAGCATAGCTATGCTATCTGCTGGCACACCCTTATCAAGGTGTAAAACATAAAGATTAGAACTTGAACCATCTTTATTTTTACGTGCTTTTTTAGAGATAAATCCCATTTGAATTAATGCCTCAATATGCGTTCTTGCACTGGCTTTTGATATTTCGCAAACATCCGCAATATATTGATAGGAAGGAAAGCAAATCCCATCATCATTCGCATTGTCAGCAAGTTTCAGTAAAACCAATTTTCTAAGAGGGTTTCCGACTTTAATTCCCATCACTTTCGCCATTAAAATTAAACTCATAGCTCTACCGCCTTATTTAACATTTCTGATAGTTTCACTAATCCCTTAGCTGTAACGAGGACTTGTTCACTAATTTTTAAATTTCCATCCTTGTCTTCATAAGGGTTGGCTTTATGTTCAAGGTATCCAATCTGTAATTTATCTTGATAAGCAATCCATGGTTTAGAACCCACTCTCTTGTAGATCCAGCGATGAGAAAATAAAAACTGAATAAACATCTTAGGTTGCATCTGTAAATGTTTTGCTGCGTTAGTTAAATTCATAGATCCTTGTGCTTTTGTCGCTAAACGATCAAATGCTTCTGCCTTTGGTTTAAGCTCTAACACCTTTTCTGAATAAGTTAATAATGCCGAACGCAGATAAACTGGATCGTTTAACGCCATCATTGGATCCATCGTTTGTGATTTATTCACTACAGCATCAAAAGTACGAATCACTAATAAATGAAATTTTGGGCTAATCCACATTGCATAAGCATAAACAAGTTCCTTGCAAACAAATGTTCCAAGTCCTTGTTTTGTAAGGATAGACGGAATTCCGTCTTTTGAAATTTCGCTAATTAATTCTTGTGTTTGTTGATTTGTTAGCCAATAAGTAGGGCGATGACGACTTTCACCGCCACTCGCACGATGTAAATCGTTTAGACAATATCGTCCTTGACCGTCTTGTCTAATTTCTGTATTATCAATTTTAATTAATTGGTTCATTTAACCTCCTAAACCACCGTTGCCGCGGTGGTTTTTTATTTGCCAAAAAAGTACCAAGCCAATAACATAAAAATGACAAGGTGTATCAAAACAAAATCATCACTGTGATAAAATGCAATCAATTTTTTCAAAATTACTTTTATAGGCTTCACATGTTCCCTCTTATTCGTGATTTGTATGTATATATCACCTTGTTTACAGCATTACTGATCGTTTCAAAAATCAGTGTTTTTAATGAAACGCTACAACATTTAATCATCATTATTACCCCACTGATATTCATCACTCTTCACGAGTTTATTGTTAGAAAATTCAAAAAAGAATTTGATAAACAAGCCTATTTTTCAGCAGTTATTACTGTCGGTCTTTTCGCTGCATTAGGTTCTTTTAGTCAATCCGAACTTATTTCACTTGGGTTTAAAGTTAGCGAAACACATAACTACTTAATCTTTAAACTTTACTTTCACATTTGGGCGATTGTGTTATTACCTGTCGCATTAAAGAAATTTTTCAAAAAAGATTAATAACATAGCTGCGAACAGTGGCTTTTTTATTACTCCATTTCATCAATCGCTTTTTTAGCTAAAGTGATTAATGCTTTTCTTTCTTCATCATCACTATGCTTCTCTCTGACGACTAAACCTAGTTCATCTAAAAAAGCACAAAACTTCTCTAAATGGTCAGCCTTAAAACGACAAAACGTACTCGGGTCAACCCCAATACGTTCAGCGATCTCCTTATCGGTTTTTTCCACCGATTTTCTTCTGATTACATCCGCAATCTTCATTGCGGATTTGCTTAATTCATTGCGTGCCATTGCGGTTACCTTTGGGTAGATTAGATTTACATCAATTCAGGCCAGCGAGCTTGCCAATTTGGAACAAGGTCTTTACGAGTGACAACGCCTTTAGATTCTTGCTCTATAGCGACACAAAGTTCTGTGCCAAGCGTTGAGTTTTGGGAAATCGCTTTTCTCAAGTAATTAATCGTTGTTCCGCAACGATGAGCAAAATCTCGTTGCTCAACAAGAGAGAGCGAGTTTAGAAATAGTCTTAATTCGTCCATATCAGTTACCGGTTAATAAAAGTTACTGATAAATTTACCATTTGGGAAATACAAAGTAAATACCTTTCGGTTTATTTACCTCAAGGTAATTAATGGATATATTTAACAACAAAGTCATCAGGGGTTAATAAAATGAACAAAAGAGCGATTAGACAACACAAATTACAAAACTTAATAAATGAACTCTGTAATGGAAACGTTGCTGAATTTGCAAGAAAAATTGGCAAAGAGCCTAGTTACGTTTCGAGAATGCTTTATCCAGAAGACAAAAAAGGAGCTAAACCAATTGGTGAAAAAATTGTCGCTGAAATATGTTCAATTCTAGGTTTACCCAATAATTGGTTTGATGACGACAGTAACTTACCAGCTGAATTAAAACAGATGGATAAAAAAATTATCATTGATGTGCTAAATGTTGAAGCCAGTGCCGGCAACGGCTCAGTGGGTGATTTAGTCGAAGTGGTAAGCCGCCTATATTACGTGCCGGAACAATATTACACCCTTTTTAGAGGCATCAATCCGGAAGGGTTGCGCGTGATCAACATCAAAGGCGACTCAATGGCACCCACTTTCAACTCCGGCGATATGATCTTTGTTGACATCAACACCCAAACCTTTGAAGGCGATGGCGTTTATATCTTCAACTATAAAAACGCATTATATGTCAAACGCCTACAACGCGCCGGCGAAAAATTTCTGGTGTTATCCGACAACCCAACCTACCGAGAATGGGAAATTAACGATGAAAGCCAGCTATTTATTCAAGGGAAAGTGATCGTTCATCAAAGCCAGAAGCTGAATTTTATTGGGTAGAATTTAGTTTTATAAACTATATATTGAATAACAACTCTCTATGGGAATTACTTGCAAAGATAGTAAATAGCGTTCCTAAAAAAGATTAGCCCAGACTTTAAAAATATCATAGAATGGAGGAGACAGAGAATGAGCAAATTTGACATGATAAACCATCAATTAGCACTAGTTTTTGACGAACAAAATACAGAATTGACTTTTGATGACTTTGCCAATCAGAATGGCATTGTTTATTGGTATGCATCCGATTTAGCAATGATGCTTGGATATACAGATATGCAAGCAATCCATAAAGCAATAAATAAGGCTTATGCTGTTTGTAACAATCTCAATATTCCAATCATTGATAATTTTATTCAATCGGCCTCAAGTAACACTCCAAATGATCTAAAAATGACTCGTTTTGCGTGTTATTTGACAGTGATGAATGGTAATATTAGCAATCCAAAGGTAGCAGCAGCACAAGCTTATTTTGCTAATTTAGCTGCTGAAATTCATGCACAATGCCAAAGTGCTGATGAAGTAGATCGAGTTTATTTACGAGGAGATATTTCTGATAGAGAAAAAAGTTTAAGTCATATAGCCTATAAGCATGGAGTAGATAATTATGCATTCTTCCAAAATGCAGGTTATCGTGGTATGTATAATATGAATATGAAAGCTCTCAAAAATAAAAAAGGGCTTTTTGATGATAAAGCATCCTTATTAGATTATATGAATAATGAAGAGTTAGCGGCAAATATTTTCCGTGTAACTCAAACAGAAGCTAAAATTCGGAATCAAAACATCAAAGGTCAAGTTGCATTAGAAAATGCTGCTGAAACTGTTGGGCGTGCTGTACGAAATGTAATGATACAGAATACAGGAACCGCTCCCGAAGATCTAAAACTTTCTCAAGAAAAAATAAATAAAATTAAAAGTGATATTAAGAAAACCCATAGAGCCCTAACAAAACATGATAAAAATAAGTAAGACCGCCCTACGGCGGTTTTCTTTTATCTAATCTTGCTTATTTCATACCAAAACTTGCTTAACTAAAAAATTATCAATAATTTCAAAACAATAGATAAGTCTATACCCCTTACTTAACCATTATTCTTCCATGCTTAATCATTTTCTCAAACTAAAAACATTACTTAGTTCAAGTTAAGCGTGTTTTACTTCTAAATTCAAGTTTAACGCCTGCATTACCTTAAACACAGTGGCAAATGTGGGATTGCCTCGCCCAGAAAGAGCTTTATATAACCCTTCTCTTGTTACCCCCACTTCTCGAGCAATTTGACTCATATTTCTCGCTTTCGCTATATCACCTAATGCAGAAAGCAATAAATCAATATCGCCCTCACTTAAAATCTCATTAAGATAGAGCTGTATTTCTTCTTCTGTGCGTAAATGTTCTGACATATCAAAGTCTTTTAATTGTTCTGCCATATTAAACTCCTAATATCTTTGCTAACGATTTTGCTTTCTCAATATCCGCTTTCTGTGTGGATTTGTCGCCACCGCATAACAAAATCACAATCACCCCATTTTGATTTTTCAAGTACAGGCGATAGCCTTTCCCTTCTGTTATTCTTAATTCAGATAACCCTTCACCTATCGGCTTTACATCACCAAAATTGCCAAGCTGTAATCGTTTAATCCGCACTTGAATTTTAGCCCTTGCCCTTAAATCCTTGAGATTATCTAGCCATTTATCAAAGGTTTCTGTTGATTTTATCTGAATCATTTTTACTCCTTAGCATAGGTGTATTATAAAACTTATTGCCAATATATGTAAACTATAATTCACATATTAAATAAAAAAATCAATCGGTCATTTGTTCATTAAACAAGTTCTTTTGTCCATTTCTACCGCTCAACAATATTAAGTTGCTTAAAAATTAAGCAATTAAACACCTTTCCAAAATTTTTATTTCCTTAAAACTCAATCATTTACCTTTTTGGCAATTTATTTCGCTGAATTTATTTACCGAAAGGTATTTACAATACAAATACCAAAAGGTAATATACCCACATCAAAACGAGATAACAACATCTCAATGTTCTTTAACAAATTGGCGTGGCAATGGCGGTAAGTTATAACCTGATTTAAGGTTAGTGACTCCGAGCAGAAACTGTGTTCCTTGACCTAAGAGAGGTGGAAGGGGAAATTAAGGGTAGGTGCTTACTTGCTTGAGTGCGAAATGCACGGTCGAAAGATTGCTACAACGATTGGGGAATTTAGGCGAACAAGCCCACGAACCGTTATCTAATGCCTACTTAGTTAATGGCATATTATCAGCATAATATATTGTATTCTGAAAGGCGCTAAGTAGGCATTAGGAAACGCATTTAAGGCAACCATCCTCAATGTGTTTGCCCAACCTCGCCTTGAGTGCGTTTCTTATCCATATGACGACATTACCTTTGCCCTCCACCCACGAGGGCTTTTTTTAAAGCCAATTTAACGAGTTGATTTTAAAAAGAAAAGAGAAAAGGAGAAACACGATGAACGACTACGACACATTTGAAGAAGAATTACCGATCAATCAAGAAGATCAAGAGTATGACCCTGACGACAGCTTCGATCCACGTGAATGTGATCGAGCTGCTGAAATCTGGGAAAGACAGTTTTTAGATAATTTTTATTACAGAGCCTAGAACAATCTAGGCTTTTTTTATTGGAGCAACACAATGAAATTCACCCACGAACCACTCTACCTTATTTTTGCCGTAATCATCGCCTTTATATTAGGCGTAAGTTGCCAACCGGCTCAAGCTGCTACATACGATAAAGATACGGATTATTACGACCACACACTCAACATTGAAACCGAATTAAGCGAGGAACAATTAGATTGGGAAGAATGGGCTAATAACGAGTGGAAAGAAACGCACGGTGAGCTACAAACGCCGCTAAGTAAAGAGAATCAACAAGAGATTAAAACTCGATTAGATAAAGGTCTTAGATGATGGATATATTTGAAAAACTCAATCAACAAGCAATTATCATAAAAAAACAAGCATTCAAATCGCTTAAAAACCGACTTTTCCTAGCTTGTCAGCAATATAAAACTGACAGCGAATGGATGGAATTTTTTGATGAATTGCTGCTTAACGAAAGCTATCACGACATTACTAATGCAATACAGTTGCTTAAAGTTAGCCAAGTGTATAAAGACAAATTGCAGCATATCTTAAATGTATCTCAATTTTACTACGTGCAAACAGCAGAAAATGAAGACCACAGAACATTAAATCAATTTGAGGTGACACCATGAGCTTATATCAACTCTCAGAACGACTAAAAAATATCAATGAATTACTTGATGATGAAGAATTTACTAACGAACAAGCCGTTATTGATGCCTTTAACTGCTTGGAAATGGAATTTGAAGATAAAGTAGCTGAAGTATGGAAATTACATAAAGAAACAGAAATCTTAGCCGAAACTGCAAAAGCAGAAAAACAACGGCTAGAGAAAATTCAGAAAATGTATGAACGTAAACAGCAACGCTTACGCAACCTTATCTATGCATCAATGCTTAATTCAGGCACTAATGAAATTAAAAACCCATTATTCAAATTAAAAATGACCGATCCAATTATGAATAAGGTAGATATTGCAGAAAATGCTGTTATTCCTGATGAGTTTTATATTCCACAAGATCCAAAACTCGATCGTGTTGCACTGCTAAACGCATTAAAGAATGGTGCCGAAATTCAAGGCGTAGTATTAACAGGTTCAAGACAGTTAAGGGGGTTATGATGAATATTTATCAAAAGCTAGCAGAAGCAAGAGTGAAATTACAGGATACCGATATTAAAAAAAGTGGTATGAATACTTTTGCTAAATTTCAATATTATGAACTTAAAGATTTTCTACCTTATATCTTAAAGATATTTGCTGAATTAGGTTTATGTAGTGTTGTTTCTTTTACTAGCGAACGAGCAACACTGACTATTATTAATTCCGAAAAACCTGAGGAAAAAATAGATTTTTCTTCACCAATGCCACCGCTTGCGTTAGAGAATAAGAAAGGTGTAATTGAAACTAATAATCTGATTCAAACTATTGGAGCGCTAGAAACTTATCAGCGTCGATACCTCTATTTGAGCGCTTTAGAGATTTCTGAAAATGATATAGTGGATTCTTTAGATAATACTAAAGCAGAAAATAATTCTAAACCATTGGCATTGGAAAAGTTTGTGATAGCAATCAATAGTATTAACAATCTTGATGAGTTAAATAATAAATGGATTGAATCAGAAAACTGGTTCGCTTCTAAGCAACCAGCATTAAAGGAACAGGCTTATCAAGCCTTTTTAGAACGTTATTCCGCACTAGGAGGTAGTTAAATGGCAGGAGTTAATAAAGTAATTATCGTTGGTAACTTAGGAAACGATCCTGAATTAAGAACATTCCCTAATGGTGAGCAGGTTGCCAATCTTAGTGTTGCAACTAGTGATCGTTGGCAAGATAAACAATCAGGAGAATGGCGAGAAGTTACCGAATGGCACCGTATTGTACTTTATCGCCGTTTAGCTGAAATAGCAGGGCAATACTTACGCAAAGGTTCAAAAGTCTATATAGAAGGCAAAATTCGCACCCGTAAATGGCAAGATCAAAATGGTCAAGATCGTTACTCTACTGAAATTCATGCAGATACCATGCAAATGTTAGATAGCCGTAACGATAGCTCAAACTTACAAGCTAATTTACAAGATAACTTACAAGCTAACTTACAAGCTAAATCAAATAAGCCTAACGCTTACGCTGAGGCTAAAGCGAGTGGGATTACTAAAACCCCACCACCGCCACCATCTGATTTTGACGATGGTATGCCTTTTTAACTCGTCTAACTTAGACAAAATCTAGACAATTTTAGACGAGATTTAGACAATTTTAGACGAACAGCCCTCGATTGAGGGCTTTTTATCAGACTCGTGCC